TGATAGTTTCGATAAGCGCACGATCGACATTATCAAGCTCGATTTGCATATTACCCGGCCCCGTGTCGGTATCATCGGGCAGTTTAAACGACACGGGCAGGAATGTGTACGTATCGCCACGGCTGATCGTACCATACGCAATAATCTCATCGGTTTCCAGCACCCTTTGAGTTGGATCAGTGCTAATGCGAATAGGCACTGCAATATCATCATGAGTGAATGTTATGAGCAAAATCGGCACACGACCCGTTTCTGAGGCATATGCCGAACTGCGGAAATTAACGGAGACTGACATATCTTCGCAACACCAACAATCCTAACCCTAACATGAACATCAGATAAGTTTCAGGCTCTGGAACTGGTGAAACATTCACAAAGATTGCCATAACATCGTCAAAATCACGATCCCCTCCACCAGTCAAATCCTCAAATCCTACAAATAACGCAGGAATTCCATTAGGTAACACGAACGGGGAATAAAACATATGATCGAATCCAGCATAGTTTCGCCCGACATCATTGCTCCAAACTGAATTTGTATCTAACACGTAGTCGAAAAATGTCACGGCATTTCCAGCAGTTTGATTGCCAAATGAAGTGTAATCTGCAAAGTTCGAGGTGTGGTTATTTATCGAAGGCATGACTGAATAAGGCTCAACTCCAAAACCAACGGTTAGTAAATTGGTGTATGAAGCCGTAGCCCCCACAAAATACGCACCGACCTCCCCGTCTTTAGCCACTTCAAATCGCGCTGAGTTTGCAAAACCAGCCGTTAACATCAAAATCACAAATAAGATAGTTCTCATACCATTCTCCAAAAAATTAAGGTAGCATTTCAAGTTCCAAGCTTACATCATAATATCCGTTATCGCAACTCCATTTCAACGGGGCTGTAAATCTGAACTCTTTAGATACCAAAGTGACAGGCTCGCGCCATGTAAACCGCAACGATCCGCCCAGTAGAGTGGTATCGAAAAACGTCCGCAAATAACCTAGCTCTGTACCACTCAAGATTAGATTGCCAGTTATCGGCTGCACTCCAGCAGTAAAGCGGCGGCGAATTTTGGCTGGGCCCGCATCTACCGAACTGCGCAATGTTACATCGGCAGCCGTTTGATTGTAACCGCGCATGAGTAGCTCGACAGGTAGTGTTGTTGGCCAAACTGGGACTGTCATCGCATCACCAATTGGTTAGATAATCCAAAGTTATTGCGCAAAGATTTGTTCGATGCACTACCCTGTTCAGCTTGTTTTTTAGCGACAAGCTGATCGACCATAATATCGAGTTGGATACCACCGCCCGCAGTCTGTGATTGTTTAGTAGTACCACCTTTACCGGGCGATTCAATCAAATTTACAATAACTCCTCCGCCGTTTCCGGATCGACTCGACTTTAACGGTACGACATTGCCCGACTGGTTAGCTGTGAGTAGGAATTGCTTACCCCCGGATAGCAGCATTTCCGGTATTCCGCGCTCGTTTACTTGATACAGTGAATTGGGCGATACTGAACCCCCCGCAGCGCGCCCACCTTTGAACAAGTTACTGAATACGCTTGATGCAGCAGTTGCCGATGCCGCCGATCCACCGGAAGTGCCGAAGCCCAAGCCGGGTAATGATTGTAATAACGGTGTGATTAATTGCATTTGCACATACATTCGTAGGATATCTTTGAGCACCGAGGTTGCAAAGTCGGAGAACGAAGCCTTCCCGCTGGTTGCGAACTCCACCAGCACATCGGTAGCATTACGCCCCCAACCTTGAATTGCAAATTGTAATTGTTGAAAGTCTGTGTTACCAGCTTGTAAAGTCTTGTGCATATCATCGCCTGCCTTTTCCAGAGACTTGAAATAAGTTCCCGGATCAAGCAGCCCGGTACTCAGCAGCCTATTCAATTCATTTTGTTTTGCGATAAATACATCCTCAGCAGTCGCAACTTCCGTTGTGATAGCTTTCACTTTATCCAAATCCCGCGCATATTGAGCAGCAAGATCTTTTTGTGCAGTCAGAGCGGCTTCAGATTCGCGCAGTTTGTCAATAAACGGGCGTGCCGAATCGGCAACCCCCAGATAGCTAGCCTTTAACTGTAGCAGCGCAATACCAGTAACACCAGCTTCCCGAGACTCATTCTGCAAAGTCTCCAAAAACCTTTGAGACTCGCTGATCGCTTCCCTTTTACCGGAAGTTTTCGAATCTTTCCCTGCGGGCGGATCGTTTGGAATTAATGGATTTCCAGACTCAATCGGTTTTGCAATTTCTTGCTTAATTTCCTGTAAATCGCGCAAATCCTGCTTCGCATTCTCAAGCTGAAATTCTAACTCAGCAAAATCTTTTCTATTAAAGATTAAGTTATCTACCGGGAATACGGCATTAATGCATTTCATACGTTCCAGCTTGGCTTGCAAACTATCAATCAACTTTTCTTGCTTCTGTACACCGGTCAACGTCACAGAGCCGAATAGTTTATTTAGAGCGCTCGCAGCACCTTCTGCGGCTGGTGTGAGTATGCTCGATAATGTCCCACCCAATGTAATTGAGATTGAATTTACAGCCGCAAATAGCCGGTCAATTTTCGCGCTATCAGAATTGTTCATTTTCTCGAACGATTCCTGCGCAATGCCGGTTTTATTAGCCATTTGTTCCATGATCTTGTTGAACTCTACCCCAGCATTGCCAGTCAAGGCTAATGCTGGGAGTAATGATTCAACGCCACCAAACAACAAAGCCATCGAAGCCGTCGATCCGCCAGTTTTCTGCTTAATATCCTCAAGAAACGCAGCGAATCCTTTAGCTTTTACAGCATTGGCATCGAACGCCAGCCCCAAACGTTTAGCTTCCTCAGCGGCTTCGGCAGAAGGCTTTACGACTGCTGCCAATATGCCGCGAACACCTGTGATCGCTTCCCGAGTAGAAATACCCGACAAAGTCAACGCAGCCACTGATCCGGAAAGCTCATCGAACGTTACATTAAGAGTTTCGGCAATAGGCACTACACGACCAAGCCCCGATGAAAGCTCTTCGATTGTAGTTTTACCGGCTAATGCTGCTGTGAAAAATCCATCACTGATATCGCCAACATCTTTGACCTTATCGCCATACCCCTTCATGATCGAGGTCAGACCGTCGATTGTTGTGGCTAATTGAGCATTGCCACCGATAGCCAACTTGTTAGCTTCAACAAGAAGGTCTGTCGCTTGTTTGGTGTCAGTTATCCCAGCAGATAGTACTTCATAAAACGCCGCCGATTGATCAGTCAGCTTTGTGCCAAATTGAAGTGCGAGGGATTTGCTGGCCGATTCAAACTCGCGGGTTTGCTCGGTAGCATTGCCAAGTTGTGTCGATATAAGCGCAAGGGATTTGTCAAACTCAAGGAAGTCACGAGATGCGCCAGAAACCGTTTGAAATACGCCCAAAAGAACAGCAGCCTGCCCCGCGATCTTTTGAAATCCGGCAACAATGCCACCTGTCGAAGCGCTCAAGCCTTTCTCTGCATCACTGCCAGACTGTTGCAAACGCTTCAGGGAATCAGAAGCTTGATTGACTTCCAAAGCATCGACCCGGAGCGCTAAACTTGCGACATCAACACCCATTTAACCACTCCTTTGTCTGATATAAAGCAGGGCATCTAAAACAAGTTCGGAATCATCAACCTCGAAATACTCGAACAATAACTCCAACGCTGCCCAATCAATCACCTTCCCCATCAAATACCAGATATTCATGGCGATTTGATTATTTTCCGACAACTCTACTGCTGATACGATGTTTTTAGCTCTTTTTATTCGCTTAAGGGCTTCGTTATCGTACCAGCTTGAAAGTTTTTTATTTCAGATTCCTTGAGCATTTGCCGTGCCATAACCGACTTTGTGATTTCAATTGATATGGGCTTCCACCAATCAGCTCGGTCAAAAATCAATTCTTCAAAAAGCTTCCGATCAAATTCAAGCTCTTTAGCCGAATCGCCACCCGCAACGACATCAGCTTCAGTCAATCCAATCCAATTCTTAACCGCTTTGAACGCCATAACTGCATCAGCAGAATCATCTTCGGTTGAATTTATGATACGCATGAGCTTGGAGTAAGTAGGACATTCCCCGTAAAAAGTGATATGCCCTACAGTAACCTCAAACTCGCGCGCTTTGCGCAATTGTGCTATTAACTGTTCATTACTCATTATGCTGCAAACCACTGTTCGTCTTTAAGCGCGGTCAGCGATATTTGCGACTTGGCAACATCCCCCGCAGTCCCGTCAAAGCCACGACCACCAGCCCAATATGCATTGAGCAATAATACGTTGCCATTCTGCATCGTGGCGCGCAATACCGCCGCCGTCTTAGCTTTAGATACTGTACGAACGCGAGCGATTGTGGTATCCAGCGGTTGCGAGTGACAATCCATCGTCAATGTAACCGGGCTATCCAAGCCGAACACCTCAGTCGCTGTGTTGCCATGGATAGTTGTGGTTGATATTTTGTTCGGCTGTGGTTCGGGAAAGTTGAACGTTGTCAACGTATCGAACGACAGGAACTCCGTGACCTTAGTCACAGTTCCACCTGACACATAGGTCGTAAACCCAGTGCTATCCAAGCTTTCACAAACAAACGATACGGTTGTTGATACCGATTTAACACGCACCGGGATTTTATTAATCTCAGTCATACCGACTACAGCATCTATAAGGATGATATCGCCCACAGAAAAATCGTGTGTGGCGGTAACGACAGCTTCGCTAGCCTTACTGATTGCGGTGATAGTTTTGGCTGATCCGGTAGTGCTACTAATCTCTACGCTGGTTGCCAGCATTAGAATTGGTTCTGACATTTTAACTCTCCTGTATATGTTGGAAAAAGTTTACAAACACTGGCAACACGTACCGCCCGTCCTGATTATCGCCGCGCCCGATCTCAGGTGTCCCGTCAATCGAAACTGTCGAATATTTTTGCCCGGATTTAAACTTGCTGCGGATAGCTTCGGCACGAGCTTGTGCTGTTGCAGGACCCACCAATTCTGGATAACTCAAAGTCACCTGCATGTATCCGCGTTGGTTGAATCTTTGCCCGGTGTAAGCGTTATCCGGTTTGGCAAATAAGAAAAATACTCGTTGATAGGGTGTACCAACGACCGGCGTATATTCTGCATTCTCGAAAACAGTGTCAATTGACGGTGATATCGTCAGCAATGCAGTTTCAAGAGCTTGCCTGATCGTGCTAGTTGACATTTTTAAGCGCCGCTCTGATGGTCGGTTCAAATTCTAACACTGTCAATCGCAACATCCCTTGTGGCGATTGAGTCGACCATCCTTCTTCAAGCCGCTGCATGTATGGCAAATTGTTCACAATCCAATGTATTGATGCAGCTGGCGATGCGTTAACCCCGCCGATGAGTCGATTAATTGTGGAATTTCCATCCTTGTCGATTAAATCCAGCACACCTTCTGGCATTTCGCCGTTGCCATACTGCCAATTCGCCCGCGCCGCGCCGCCCGCGTAACCCTCTGGCGCACCTTCTGGATTCTTCCACAAAGAAGGGTTTCCGACCGGCGTTTTCATAACCAAACTTGTACCCAGATCGATTACGATTTTGCGAACAATTGCATTATTCTTGCGAGTTGTTTTAGCTACAAATTTTGCGATATCACTCGAAAAACTCATCGCCGCACCTGGCATATGTAAATTATTGGCGTTGCCCCTGGTGATACCACTTCGATGTTTTTAATCGTTAGTTTGGAACCATCAGCGAGTGTCGCGCTATCATTTATCGCCGGAGAGGTCAAACCTTTTGCCGCAATGATCAATTTCAAATCCCCTGCTTTTACAAGCGATCCGTCAATCTCGCGCCACTTGTATTGATCCAAAACCCCGCGAGTGGTTTGTGTTGTTTCGGTTACAGTAGCTGCGCTCGTTGCTGCATTGTACGCACCTTGCGCCCGACTTGTGATTGTTACAGCTTGCCCGAATCGCGCAATCAATCGCAATGCAGTTGCTGCAATATTGGCGTAATTCACGCTCTCAGTACCTTAC